CCTTCGTACTTCGTACTTCGTACGGACGGCCGGTTCTAACAAGGGTCCGGTCGTGAAGGGATAATTTTTTAGGGTGCTGCGTGCGAAGCGCAGCGCCAGTATAACGGTCACCTTTTAAATGTTTAGCTAAACTATTTAATGAAGAGAATTCGAGATTTTTTCTATCATCATTTTTAAACTCAGCTTTAATAACTTTAGCTGCAGGATGTTTCTTAGCATTGTAAACTTCTCGTTTATTAGCAACTAAAGATTTAAGCTCTTCCAGTCTGAGTAGATTGGTTTTAGCGGATTCCTCTATTAAATCTAACCCCCCCCTTCTTTAATATATATATATAGAATATTTGTGCTGCAAAGCACCGGAACGGGGGCGTAAACAGGAAAGAAGGGGGTGCACCCCCTTTTCAAGGAAAGAAGGGGGTGCTCACTCCGTCGGCAGAAAAAAAGAAAGTATCTAAATAAACTGTTCCATTATTTAAGCAATCATTTAGAGTATTATGATGAATATTGAGTCATACATGTGCTGTTTTGAATCAAACACATATAATAAAGTAAAATCCTCAGAATTATATACATATACAGGAATACCTCTCTGTTTTCTAAGTCTTTCTCTAGCTTCTATACTCATAGGGTCGTGGTATCCAGAACTACTAGCTATTAAATCCACATTAAGATTTGGCTTAAGAGTATCTATAAAATATTGCTCTAATTCTACTACTTGTTCTAAACTAGATTTTTCATCCATAATAAATATAGTTAGCTTCATTTGACCAAAACCGTATTTATTAAAATAACGTAATACTCTTCGAGCTTTAGTTTTGAGAATAAAAAACTTCTAAAAAAAAAAGTCAGGTGTATGGAAATCATAAATAAAAACTCTTAAACATATTAATTAAATTTAAAATGAATTATTTGACCTTTAATGGCTTATTTTCATAACTTATCTATAATAAAATTGCAGCATAAAACTTTATTTACATAACGTCTTAAGACGCTAATACTTTTATCTTTGGTTTCCTGCTGATTATCTTTTGAATTCTTACTTATATTATTCAGCTTTCGTTTATTCACTTTTACGAAATGCTGTACTATAAGTATCAAAGTTCTAAAGAAGTCCCAGCATATAGCGAAAAGAAAGTATGATGTCACCACCATACCCGGCCATGCCATTTTAATATATTAAATATGATATATATTGATAATAATGTATAAAGGAAAAGCTATCCTACACCTCTCTATGTAATAAGGCTGTAGGATAAAATTCTTTAACCCACTCTACTCTAACCCTCTCTAATTTACTCGCGCTTGAACAAGCAGCGCTTAGCGAAGGGCGCCACAAGATAATAATGAAGCCTCCTAATAAAGCTAAAAAGATCACATATAATGAAAGAACTAAACTTCACTATTTCTTCCTCTATTCATTCCAGCTTTTATTAGTCGAATTTGCTCTAAACCCGGATCTGTAAGATGTGCCTTATCTTTAATTAGTTTAAAAGCTCTACAGAAATCCGCAAAATCTAATGCCTTTACCCCCAACTACAGGATACCTTTCAAAGAAGGGTATAATCTTAGTAGCAATGTCTGAAAGTCTACTAACAATAAAATCTCCAACATATTGCTTTGATTTTAAATAATAATGACCGCAGCCTAAATACTCTACTAAGGTCTTCATTAATTTTTCATCCTTAGAATGTTGAGTTATTTGAAAGCTTAATCATACTCGATATCCAGTCTTACAACTTGAAGATTTAGCAATATTAACACTAAAACATCCTTCCCCGCTAACAAATCCAGCAAGTCATTCAGGGTGAGGAATAAAGGTATTTTCTACCAAGGGTCGTAGGTAACAGGAATAGTATTAGGAAAATTAGTCTTTAATAAATCGGATAAACCTAAATTCATAGAAGCTTTAATATTAACAATTTTCATTAAACCCTCCCTAGAAAGATGTTCTTTCCGATTCATTAACCCTAAAACTCTTTTGAATAATTCATAGTCTACTCGTTTTTGGGTCATTAAAGGATAGTTATCTAAATGATCTATTAAAACTGCTAAATCCTTATAATATTACATTAAACGAACAGAAGTATCTTTTGTTGTAATACTACCTACTCCACCTAAGAAAACTTTAACCTTTTCTAATAATGCTTTATCCTTTACGTGTAAGTGGATCTCAAATCTAGCTGTAACCGCTCACCCTGTTTTAACATTACTACTTTTATATATGACAATATAGAACGAAGACTCTGCATCACAAAGACCAGTAACAAATCAAGGATTAAGCGGAGATAAAATCGAAAGATCGTTTAGTTTAGTAGGAGTGTGAACCATAGATGTAGTAATCGTGCGGTAACTTATTCGATTATATAAATTAATTGAATGTCCTACATATTTTTGTTTACCATCTAAGCTTTCTCACAGATAAACTCCTCTTTGCTTTTTAGCTACTCTCAATATAATTTCTCTAGCGCGCGCTAGGATCTTCCACTAAAACTTTAACATAATTATGTTTAGGTTTTTTATCAACATCCTTATCCGAAGGGTTTGGATTAGGAGCGTCCCCATTATTATTGTTGCTGTGACGGGGGCGGCTCCTACTTATTTTTATATCTGGATCCTTATCCGAAGGATTTGGATTCGAAGTGAGTAAATACTTATTTTCATTCACTCTATTAGTATATAATACTAACTGTGATTTCATATTTAATATATTAAAGCTTTTTTTTTTTGACCATAAAGAAAAGTAGGGTCAGCCTGGTTCGCTTGCGCGTTCCGCTGCCCTCCGAACCGTACGTGATTGTCTCCAATCATACGGCTCTCCGCTTCTAACCTAATCGTTCCGATAATCTATGAAGTTTTTTAAGCTATTTCGTCTTCTTTTTCTTGGCTGCATAGTTAAATATTGCTCTTTCCTCGTCAGTTCACGTGTTATTGTGTAGTCTGACGTGATGATCTTTACATAATGGTACTTGCTTTCTGTTGATCGCGGCCATTTGTCTAGTAAAGAAATCTAATTTACTTTTCGGATTTTTCATGTCCCTTATTTTTCTTACATGGTGCATTTCTACATCAGTATCGCTTCCACATATCACACAAGGTGCTGCTAAATTCGATTTAGTAAATTTAGCGTTTCAAACCACTTCAATATTTTTCAATGGATCTTGGTTTACGCCTACTGCTTTGGCTATGTTTGTAGCTTTAGCATATGCTGTGTCGATGAAAGAGATCCTTTTATCTTTGTTCACATCGTAACCTAAATCCTTTTTGAACTTTGCGAAGGCCTTCGCGGCTGTTTTTAGTTTGAATTTTCTCGCCAATGTTAGTGCGCATGACTCCTTAAGAAGTCATCCTATTCTAGCAATTGCCGATCTGTTTCTGGAGAAACTGTAGTAATTTAGTATACCTCTTACAACTGAGTTATAGTACTTAAGGATATCTGGATGGTCTAAGTTTATTAGATTTCCTTTGGATGTTCCTCTGTATTCTAACTTGTTATGTACTGCGTGTGAAGTTCTCATTCGGATAAATCCATTGTTTAATAACTTCTTTAAAACTTTGGCTTCATCCATTTCTATGCTGACTCTCACTTTCTTTCTTCTCTTTATAGTTTTTCCATTTACCACTACTGTTTCGATCGGTTTTATTCCTCCCTTCATTAGCGGTGCTCGGATGCTATATCCTAAGAATCCGAAAGGTTTTTCAGCAAATTTTATGATAGAAGTTTTATCCGGATTGAACTTTAGTTTAAGTTTGCTATTCACGAAGTCTTCTATTTTTCGTAGAATCTCTTCTGTGATTTTGTAGCTCCCTTCTACTCCCACGACAAAGTCATCGGCGTATCTTACGTAGTGAATTCTGACAAATGAATCGTCCCTCCTCATACTAGGAGTTTTCAACAATTGTTGAATTATTAGCTTGTATTCAGAGGGTCTTTCTTTGTCGTACCCCTTTTGTCTTCAGTATTTTACTTTGTTCTGGAGTTTCATGTTTTCTGAGCTTCGTTGTCTTTTACTTCCTTTTTGGTATTCTACCTTCAGCTCCTCTACGTATTCATCTAACTTATGCAGGTAGATGTTACATAGTAATGGGCTTAGTATAGATCCTTGGGGAGTTCCGACTGTTAAGTTGTTGTGAAGTTCTCCGAATTCAATGTATCCTGCCTTTAATCCACTTTTTATGAGGGTTAAAGTTTTTTCACATTTGACTTCCTCTTTTATTATGCTTAATAGAGCATCGTGTTGGATTGAGTCGAATGCTTTGGAGAAGTCTGCCTCAATAATGTAATGTACACTTTGGAAATTAGCTTCCAACTGTTTCATCGCTGTATGAGTTCCTCTCGCAGGTCTGAATCCATGTGAGGTATTCAAGAATTTATCTTCGTAGAATCTTTCCATGACTAGAAGTATAGCTTTTTGCACTATCTTTTCTCTTGGTGACGCTATCGTTAAAGGTCTAGTTTCGTTCTTACCTGGTTTGGGGATTTGTATTCTCCTTGCCGGGTTGAATTCGAATTTACCAGCCTTTAAGTCAGATTGCAAGTTTAAAAAGTATTTAAGGTCTATTCCATCTAGAGTCACGTCATCGGCTCCTCTAGTCATATTACCCGGATTACTTTTTATTAACTCATATGCGGCGACAAGATTTTTTAGGTTACTTATAGCTTTTATATTTACTTCTGTAGATTTAAGTGTATTCTTAACTTCGCTGCCACGTATCGCATCGCTGCCGGCTTTTGAAGATAATGTTCTCACTTGTAGGCCAGAAGCTGTCGTCCTTCAGATATCGATATTATATCCTACTATGGCGACTCCGTCACCGCCCATAAAGGGCCCCAGATTTTTGGTCTGGTTCTTAGGTACTCCACTTGATGTGGAGCTCCCGTAGGTGATCCCGTAGTTCTTTGAGGCGGCATTCTGTGTTAGGCTCCTTGCGTAATGTTTGTGCTCTCTGCGAGTTATCCCGTTATTCTTAGAAAGTAGCTCTAAAACTAATGATAAAATTAGAGTGAATAACGCATTTGCCCTATCTGCTCATTCGGCAAAGTTCCTTTGGTGAAGGATCTTACGTGAAATCAAGTTCGTTAACCTAAGCGTTACACAGATTAGATCAGGAATACGTCCTAGGACTTGAGCATCAGTCCCGTTTATCCCCTTTTCTATCAGCTTAGCTGTTTGGGTTTCCCCGTGGAGTTTGACTCCACCAGCCTGATAGCTCTTTACACGACTACTTTCGTTCGTGGATCCTTTGAGGATCGGCCACTCAACAAAGCGCAACGGCGCACTCATTAATATAGCATGAGCTGTAATTATACTATTATAGTGAACTAGAATAGATACCACTCTTACCCGGATTATTAGGGTTATCACAGGCAAGTAAAGCATCTACCCCTTTCCCGAACCGTACGTGATAGTTTCCTATCATACGGCTCTCCAGAAAATACTAACTTAACACTCAAAGCAATTACATCTACTTAATATTAGCAACCTATTTATTAATTACAACTTTATTTCTTATACCCTACCTCCTCCCTGGTAAAGACTAAGTAAATTTGCTCCTTACACTCTTAAAAAAACAAGAAGAGAGCCAACTTATCTTTAATTAGTCTACCCGCTGACTAGCCCCTAGCTTAGTCTCTTTATAATTAAAAAATATAAATAATAACCTTAACTAAAAAATTACAACATTCTCAACTCTACTCTAACTAGTATAAATAAAAGATTTTTAACTTCAAACTAATATTTACCTCCTCTAGCTCTATTCATTCCGGCTTTAATTTTCTTCATCTAAACCTTCCGGAGTTAAATGTGCCTTTTTTTCTGCTTCACAATCTCTATATATAAATTTTTAGAAGTACCCCTTCTCTTTAGAGAAGGGGGGATAAGTAAAGCTACTTTTTTAAAATCGGCATAATCTTGGGCTTTTGTACCTAATAAAGGATATTGTTCAAAGAAAGGAATAATTTTAGCTAATATCTCTTTAACGCTTTCTACTTCAAATCTACCATCCTTATTTTTGGCTACTTCTCTGTAATAACCACAACCCAAGTATTCCACTATCTTTTCTAAAAGCCTCTTATCTAAAGTATGCTGAGTTATTTGGAATTTTAGAGATATTTGGTAACCTACCCTACAACCAGCTGCTTTTCTTAATCGGACAAAAAAGCAACCCTCTCCATCTACAAACCCTACTAATCAACAAGGGTCATAGATATTATGTTCAATATCTAGTTCTTCTTGCGGGCATATTTCAGCTATAGGTACTAAATTAGGAAATTCCTCCTGTAGTTTTTCAGATAAAAAATTATTAAAAGCTGCTTTGAGAGATATTATTTTAATTAAACCCCCTCCGCAGGCTAGGAGCAGCCCAGCGCGCACTAATAAATTAGCGCGCAGGGGCTTTATTTAAATGTTCCTTATTAGATACTATACGTCACGCTTCTTTGAACAATCTGTAGTTTTTCATTTTTCGAGTTAACAAAGGAAACTCATCTAAAAGAGCAAACAATACCTTGAGATCTTTTATGTTTGAAATTTTATATTGAACTCTTCCAGGAATACCTTCTGAAATATTACCTACTCCTGATAATTCCGCTTGAATTAGTTTAAGTAAATATAACTCTCTCTCGTGTAGTATTAAACCAAAAGTAAGCTGGACTGAATATCCCTCCGCAGGCTAGCTTATCCCCCCTTCTACGGGGATATCCCCGTTGAAGGGGGTGGGGACCAGAAGAACTTTTAGCCACTTTTATAAAGAAGTTTCCTTCCGCGTCAATAAATCCTGCTATATATGCTCTCAGATTAAATTCTTTTTTACTGGTACACACAGTCATTTCCCCTAATCCTTCTGAGAATAAGGCAGATTCGTTACATCTATTAGCTTTGCTTGAACTAAATCTCTTAATTTCCACTAAATATAACATAGTATTTAGTCTTTTTTTACTTACTTTATCTAGTGTATTGACAACCTTAGCGAAATTATTATTTACATTTAAGCTACTATTTAAAGCGGGCATTGTAGTCAATCGTGGCAGTAAGCTACCATATTTTTTCTCCACCTTCTTTTGTGAATGAAGTGTATACTTGGAAGCTAAGAGCTTAGCGCAAGAAGAATTTAATACCTTATGTAAATAAGAGCCTAACTTCTTTTTGTTTATAGCCATACTATAATAATTCATTGTGCTTAGGTACCAAGACTGATAAAGAAAAATAATTACATCCTTATTAAAAGGAGTTCAAGCTAATTTAGGAATAGATTTTCCATTCTTTAAAAAACCTGCTTTAGTTAATTTAGACTTAATACTATCAATAGGAGCCGATAACCTTATTATGTTATTGAAATAAGAACGTTTAAGATCTTTGACAGATAAACGAACTCCTAATAAATTTATTGAGGAAGCTTCCTTTGTATTAGATAAGTTAATAATCACAAAAGCTTCTTTGGGTACCTCTAAAAACAAATTTTGTTTAAAGAAATCTATAAGCAAATTTATAATGTTTACACAATCCGAATAAGAACCAGTTACACCTAAAATTAATTGATCTACTGCTCTTACATAAGATAATTTAATCTCTTTAGATAACATCTTGGTAAATTGATTTTCCAAAGAAGAAAGATAATTATCTACACGTTCTAAGAAGATGTCAAGAAGTATAGGGTATAACATAGATCTTAAGTTCATAGGTGAAACATTTGATACTTCAGATTTCACACCAAAATAATTAAAATGGCCTGCATTTAAAGCCTTTCTTATTAAATCTGTAAATCTTCTATCTTTTATTCTTTCCTCTAAAACAGACATTAGTTTATTAAAGTCCATATGCTCGAAATATTTAAATAGATCTATATTTATAATTCATTTGGCACCTTTTAATTTTAACTTAAGCTCCCTTAAAGCTAATTCATGGGTATTTACTGAGGAAGCTCTTTCACTTCTAAATCCTCCCCCAGGACGAAAGCTTCGAGGTATAGAGTTAAATATAGGCTCATAAAAAGCTTCTAATAAAATAACTATAGCTTTAATTAATAAAATATCTTTAGCTACAGAGAAATTATTAAGAAGAGTATACTTTTTAGGTCCCCCTTTTAGACTTAAGTCTGTGAATTTATAGTTTCCTTCTTTTATTTTAACTATTATCTCCAAAATATCCGAGAGTTTTATCTCTCTCTCAAAAAGATTAGGATGTAACAATGAACATCCGAAGATATCTTTCAATGAAAATATCTCTATACCTGTAATTACTACCTTACATGACTTATTGATTAACATATCATAGGCTAGTAAATAGAGATTTTGGTTATAAAGTTGAGTGTATATTTTTTTTTTTAAAGGTATCTTTGTAAGTTGTAATATTAGTTGTTCTTTGTCTGAAGCATTAAGTTTATCTACCTTACTTTGGCTGTCGAATTTAATTGTACTGTCAAATGCAGCAACCTTAGTATAAGTAGATGCGTATTTTCCTAGGACCCTTCCAAATATTTTATTACTATTTCTTATAAACGCTAAACGCTTAATAAGAGAGTAATTCTTCGAACTACTGTGGTAGTTACGACGACCCTGGGTAGAACCTTCCCAAAGTTGCGCGCCTCGTAACACCCCAAACCCTGAATCCGTACCGGATAAGGTTTTTTTTAATGGTAGTTCTTCCCCGCCTTCTTTCATATCGTTATTTGATGCTTTGGTTATTCTATATTTACCTCTAAAAAGTTCTTGACTTTCTATATATTTACTAATTGTTGTCTTACTACAAGTAAGAGCTTCTCCAGCTTTTCTTACCGAAGGATAGAACGATTTTACCTTGGTTTCTAAATCATATACTTCTACTGCAGTTCCTCGTATAGAACTTAGCTTTAATTTATGTTCTTCCGACAGAGCTTTACCAAAATTATGATGATCAGCTCCCAATTTACCAAAATTAGGGTTTTTATCTCCCAAATTAGCTTCTCTGATTTTAGCTTTGGTTTCTTCGGAAATTATACGACCCTTAAGAGCTTCACTTATTTTTTCTCGTATTTCCTTTGAACGCTCTTTACCGAAATTAGGATTATTAACTCCCAAATTAGATAAACTCTTTTTAGCCTTGGTTTCTTCAGAAGTTTGGTTTCAAACCCCTTTAGAAGCTTTCTTCAGTATATTATAGCTAAGGGATCAGCCCGACTCGTTTAATAAATCTAAATAGTATTGCTCTATTTCTACAGCCATTTCCGGGCTAATGTACTCAAGAATTTCTAGTTTGAAATTAGAATAACCATACTTAAATAAAGCACTATTTATAGCCATATTATCCTTATTTTTTTCTATATAAGCTTTATTAAAGTAAACAGAAAATCTGTTAGATAAATTTATTGAACTCCCTATATACATATAAGATTTTCCGTTTAGTTTATTTGTTCAACGGTATACCCCAGCTCTACCACGATTGTCGGAAATAATCTGCGATTTAGCTAATTCAGCATTGTCGTAGCATACTGCCACTTTTATCTCCTGGTCATCTCTTAAGGGTACCGATTTATCGCTCTGTTTAGAGTGGGATGAAGAATAGGCTCGTCCTAACTTATTCATCATACCATAAGCTCCAGATAAAAAGATGAGATTATGGTAAGTAGTCTGAAAATTAGTAAATACAGAAGGTCAGCAGGTAAATAAATTTGAGCTAGGACAGGACGTTAACCTTAGATGATCTTTCCTAAAGACCAGATTAGCACTAGAATTTATTAACCTGCGAGAGGTACTAATGTTATTCATTGAAGCAAATTCATTATTTGAAAGCAAAATATAGAACCATTTAAAAGCAAATCAAATCATATGATAATCAGTAAGGGGTATTGTATTTGTAGTATGGTCCTTCCGTTGCCATGGTCATCTCTGACTGTAGGCAATCCCGAAGTTACGATTAACTACTCCGTTTAATTTATCCTTAGGTAGTCCGTTCCCTAAATTAAGAGTGTATTTTACACCCCGATAAGAATGTCCTTTAGCTAGAATCCAATTATCTAATCCTAACTCATTCTTTCTAGTCCAATCCTTAGCAAGACTAGGCCCGATAATAAAGGCATCTTTTAGGTAGACTTCAAGTAGTATAACTTTTACCATAGATAACGCGGCTCGGAGATAATTTAGAACACCTAAGTTAGCCCTAAAAACTCCTTCTCGCACCCCTTGAAAAACAGTAGCGGAGAACAAATCTAACTCGCCGCCACCTTTTTCATTATTCCTTTCCACATTGCCTTTATCCTCACTTAACTCTAAGCCATTCCCTTCGATGTACGTAGGCGATCCTCCATTTTGCTTTGGAACTTTGCTAATTCTATATTTACCCTTATAAAGATCTTGGCTGTCCACATATTTTCTAATTGTTCAAGTACTACAAGAAAGACCTTCTGCAGCTTTATTTATCGAAGTATAATATGCTTTATCTTCAGTTTCTACATCATGCACTAAAATAGCATGCCCTAATTTTGAACTAATTTTTGATTTAGTTTCGTCCTTATGAGATTTACCAAACAAATAATGGTTTTCCCCCTTAAGAGATTCACTGATTTTTGATTTGGTTTCATCTGAAAGACTCTTACCAAAAAAAGGGTGGTTTGCTCCAGTTTTAGCTAAACTCATTTTATCTTTAGTTTCTTGAGAAAGGGATCTACCTAGATTAACTCCCTTGTTAGCTAGTCTTATTTTAGCCTTGGTTTCTTCTGAATGAGTTTTACCTCTAAATGCACTGGGTTTACCTCACATAGGGTTATTTTCACCTTTACGGTTAACACTCATAGCTAATTTGCTAGCTTCTGAATGATTAGACCCTAACCAGGTTCCCGCTGACTTTAACATATTGTACTCTGGCTCTAATAAATCTAAAAAGTGCTGTTCTCTTTCAAATACTTTCTCTGGAGTTGTATACTCTAAAATTTCCAATTTAAAATTAGAATAACCATATTTTAGTAATGCTTTATTAATTACCATACTTTGCCGACTAATATGATCTAAATAGCCTTTACTAAAATAATTTTTAAATCTTTGATAAAGGTTTTTTGAGCTTCCTACATATATCTTTTCTGATAATTTGTTAGTTAGTAAATATACTCCGCATTTTCCCTTATTCTCTTCTAAAATTAAGGATTTAGCAGATTCCATATCCGGATAAACTTTTATACAAGGGTAATCTTTTAAATTAGGAGCTCCTAAAGAAGAGTATCATCTAACACCGGAAGTAATTTGGTTACAAAGTGTATTGAAGGAGGTTTGGTTATAAAAAGGGAGGTGACACAAAGATGCTGTGTTCAGCTTGGGGCTTTCCCCCTCACCTAACTTTGATGCCGAGATTATAATTTTATCTGCATGAAGATATTTTAAAACATACATAATAATAATAATGATTGCTTCACCCCTTTTAGCATTGTCACCATAAAAGGTATTTATAATAAAGTTAATTCTGGAACAAAATTCATTTCCTCTTACAACACCTCTTCAACACCCTTTTTCCGAATGAGTTTTATCTAAATAAGGTTTTACTTCATCACTTTTTACGTTACGGATAGTAGACATAAATCGTATACTTGAAGGTAAATCAGTGAAATTTTTTCTTCCCTTATTCATACCTCCTTTGATTTGACGAATCTTGTCTAATCCCTCTGAAGTAAGATGTTGTTTTTCTTTCTTCATTTCCGCGACTGTACATCAATCTGAAAAATCTAAAGCTTTTACACCTATTATCGGATATTTATTGAAAAAAGGGATTACCTTATCCGTGATATCCTTAAATTTTGAGACTACGTAATGTACTGCTACTCCATTTTTTGGTGTTTCAAGGCGACCGCATCCTAAATAGTCTTTCAAACCTTCAAGTAATTCTTCATCTCTGGTAGCTTGAGTTACTTGAAATTCTAAATTAACACTTACACCTGAAGAGCTAGTTCTATTGGCCCTAATCTTTACTTGGAAGCTCCCCATTGGTCACCACGACGCAAATCCAGCCAATCAATAGGGCTCCTTAACTTTTTGGTTTAAAACTACTGGTCGTTCCAATGGAATTATATTCAGGAAAGCTGAATTTAGATTATCTGAAAGACCTCAATTCATAGCAGCTCGAATCGATAAAATTTCTTGTAAGCCTGCTTGAGTTAAATGCTCTTGACGTTGTAATAGTTGAAATGCTTGTTTGAATAATACATAATCAGAATATTTTTTAGTTATTAAAGGGTATCTCTCAAGATGATCCATTAAAATTGATAAATCTTTCATCGATTGAATTTTGTAAGAAACAACGTCGGAACCTTGTTTTAAAACTTGACCAACTCCAAGGTAGCTTTTTATCTTTTCTAAAATTTCGTAATCTTTTTGATGTAAAAATATACTGAAAAATAATCTCACTTCTCAGCCTAATTTATACTTTTTACTTTGAGAAACAGATAGATGGAAGCACGCTTCAGCATCCATAAAACCTGAAACTCATCATGGATCGATTTCATTAAATGTATAATTATTTAATGGAATTACCTGTTGGTGTATTCTTTTAACATTATCGATACCATTTTTTCGAAATAAGGGTGAAAGGCAAGATTTTAATCTTAAATTAGTGTGTAATCCGCTAGACACTAAACCAGATAAACCTACAGGATAAACATTAGTTATTCTGTTCCAGATAGGTACATTAAATCTACTACTATAAAGGGTTATAATATCACCTCTAGATAAAAATAACTTTACGGCCACAATATAAACACCTAAAAGGGTTATATTCAGGTTAAATATTTCTCTTAACCATATCTTCAGCAAGTAAAGGAAATAATCTGTGTAAGTAGTTATGTACGTTCGGCGCACTAATTGATTATCTGCTATATATTGAACACCAGGTCCACTTAATTCCATTCTAATTAAAACAGAAAAAGCTGTACCTAGTAACCCCGAAAATAGTGCAAAGATTAAGTACAATGTAGGGGTCAGTAGATTGGGTACTCTGCCCTCAGAACCGTACGTGATAGTTTCCCATCATACGGCTCGCCACGGAAGCTAACAAATATGAACCAAGCAGGGTTATTACTCAGGTATGATTCCTATTCACTACTTTCATGATCACGAGGCATCGTGTCATTTTTGAAATCTGTGACCATGTTATGTGAGTATTTGGATATTAATTTGAGTTCATAACTGAGTAACTTTCCTCTGTGATAAAGATTGTGATGATATTGGCATAAAGGGACTTGTTTACGCATGAAAGCTCCTTGTCATATCTTGAAATTAGCAGTCTTGTTCGCGATCTTTGCTCTTACATCGCTTGCTTTTCTCACATGATGCATCTGAATGTTAGTAGATGTGTTACATATAGCACATTTTTTGAAGAGATTTGTCTTAGTAAGTCTACCGAATCATGGTTGTTCTATGATTTCGGTTGCTGGTGTAAGATTCTCTTTGTTGTTGTACTTATGTATTGTGGGCAAGGATTTTGGTATGTTGAGCTCTAGATCAGTTTCGGGATCTTTTAGGTTAGGCCCATACTTCTTGAAAACTTGTCTGGCAGACTTCAGTTTATATTTTCTAGCTAAGGTCTTTGCAAGTGATAGCTGAAGTAATCAGAAGATGTCTTTTAGTCTAACTCGGTTGCTAGCAAATGAATAGTAGTTGACTAGGCCAGATATCTTAGAGTTGTAGAATTGAAGAATAGTTGCGTGGTCCATATTTACTAAGGCAGTCATAGGATTAGCTACGATTTTATTTTGACTGTCTCTTCGAGCTAAGCCGGCCTTAATTAGTTTTTCAATGAGTGATTTGATAGGAGCGTTTACTCCAGCTCTTACGTTTGCTCTCATTGTGATACGGGTTCCTTTAGAAGATTTAGTTTTCATTCTGAAACCTGTGTGTTTGGGGACTTTTACTTGGGCTCCCAAGAATTTAAAGCCCTCACTCACATGTGTGATCAGAGTTTTCTCATCGTTTAGTTCAAGGCCAGTTTTCTCCTCTAGAACCTTCTTGATTAGACTTTTGATTTCTAGAGCTTCGGATTTTGGGCCTTCTACTAAGAAAACAAAGTCATCTGCATATCTTATATACATGGATCTGCGATAGTTTGGATCTTTGAGATCCATTCTAGGCAGTTCTAACATCTTCTTCAGAGCTAATTCTTTTTCTTCTGCGGTAGTTTTGAGATTTTTTGGGTCTCTTAGTCAGGCTACTGCATTGTATTCGGGATTAGTTCTTCTACGTTTACCTCTATTATATTTGGGCATGAACTCGTTCACTAGGAAATTATCCAATTCATGAAGAACTATATTTGCTAGTAGAGGACTCAGAACACTTCCCTGGGGCGTTCCTATTTTTGATCTGACAACATGTTTGGTTTCAGGGTCTATATATCCAACTTTAAGTGCTTTATGGACTAGGGTCAGTGTTCTTTCACATTCTACCCGTCTTCTAAGTATATCCATTATGATGTCATGGGGTATCTTATCAAAGCATTTGGATATGTCACCCTGTATTACCCAAGTGTGTTGATGTGCCTTAAGATATAACATTCTTAGAGCGCTATGTGTAGAACGATCAGGTCTAAAACCGTGAGAGCATTCTAGGAACATAGGTTCGTAGATGGCTTCAAGTAGTACCTGTAATCCCTTCTGCACAATCTTTTCTCTGGGAGAACCAACTCCAAGAGGTCTTTTTTCTTTCTTTCCAGGTTTAGGTATTAAAACCCTTCTAGCTGGAGTGAAATTGAAACTTCCTGTTCTGGTTTCCTGAGCGATTTTCTCGAATCATTCATAAGTTAGTCCATCTAGAGTTTCTCTAGTTGAACCATGACTCATGTTTCCAGGTTTTCCCTTTATCAGCATATAGCAGAATTGTAAGAATCCTACATCAGATAGAATCTTTATAATCCCGTTATATTTACCGCCCTTGGTTATATATTTGCCCAGCTCAAACTGAACGAACGTACGCAGGTTTTGGTTGTTGACCATACTGCGAGACCCTCTCCCTTGAGCTGGCGCATTCTCGCTGTTCCCCTTCGTTTCACTGGAAATCGGAATTTTTCGTTCCGAACTACTATGGGAACTCCGTCTGCGCTTGTCATTGTGTACAGAGGCGCTTAGATCCAGAGGTTCTCCTACCACGTCATTTTTATCCTTATTGGATAAGGTCTTGCTTGATTTAGGTTCTTGCGCATGTGTAATTTGATTACTCTCTTCTCTAGAGTGACCATCAGCTTCCAGGCTACCACTAAGGTCGGTACATCCCTTAGTAGCTTTTAAGTTGCTGATCATACGTCGCGATATTCTGCTTAAGGCGTAAGGCCCGATTGATGGCGATCCATACGTATCAAGTTTCTTATCGTAACCTTGTCAAGCTCCTCTAATAAGGGTGTCAGATAGGGGCAGTCCCATCCCACTCTTACATTCAATATCTGCTTTAACCTTAAATGTGTTATTAGCAACATTTAGGCCGATATCGTGAGGCGAGTCTGCATGACGTCCTGTTAGACGCCCGCGCCTGTTAGACTCGAGTCCATATACCTTATTATGGACAGAACGTGAGATAGAAGCTCACTCCGCGCACGTACCTATATCTTTAGCATTAGTTGATAAAAATCATCTTTCAACTCAACTAGAAATTACTCTAGGTTGAGATGAGTATGATAAATAACGTTCGGCTTCTTCACTAACCTTTTTCGAAGGTATATATATTAATATATATATATCTTACCTGTTATATCTTTTAAGATAATTAAAAAATTTAATTAGGATTATGTAGGAATCGAACCTATTACTTAAGATTTGCAATCAAAGTGTAAACCATTTACTTCATAATCCGTATAATATATATATATTATACACTCTTATTTTTGGTTATAATAAGATTATTATTTATTTTCTAAAATATAAAAAGATTATGGGCAATAATTAAAAAATAGAATGAATTAGCGTAGCCTTTTATGCCTACATAGTTGTTGCATCCACAGCTAATAACAAGTAGCTATTAAATAAATAAAATATTAAAAAATTTTTTTTTTCTTAAAAAATATACAAATTATATATAATATGCATATCGTTCACTAAAAAGCTTAACTGTAGTATTTTAATTCTGTGGGTATACCTATATTATTACTCTTTTGATAATTATATATCTAGAGAAATACTATCTATTAAGCTAACTACTATAGTATATATTATATAATGTAGTAAATTAAACCGAGGCCTCCGGCCACCCTCAGCCTATATAAATACTCAGCGGCTAAATAAATTACTGGCCTCCGGCCACGGAGGGAGGTATTTAAAAAGTTTATTATTACTTATTATATTAGTTAACCCCTGATTTTTTTGCTAAAGATAAATCTATTAAAGTATTTTCAATTAAACTAATTGCAGGCATAATTAATACAAAATAACTAAAATATAAAGCTGTACTTAATTGTCCTAATTCTATAAATGGAGTTTCTACATGACAAGCTCCTAATTTCATTAATATTAAGAAATTTACCACAAAAACTCAGAAAGCAAATTTACTTAAAGGTCTAAATTGTAAACCTTTAGATCTACCTAAGTCTGTTACAGGTAATAACATTATTGCTAATATAGCACTAAACATAGCAATAACTCCTAATCCTCTAACTATTTATTTCTACCTACCTAAGGATTATGTACCCGAAAGTCGCCTACATACGTTCGTGGAACTATGCATTAGTAAAATTACTGCTAGGTTATTAAGGTAAATATTATTTACGTTACTTAACGCAACTTCTATACTCTTAACCCACCACTTATATTACCACTCCCTCACAGAATAATACTAGGGTTTCACCCTAGCAATATTCTGTTACATGATAAGAGACGAATGTTGTGCACAGTAACTAATGTACAATAGCAGTAATAAAAACCATTAAAATAACAAAGCAACAATTCCGCGACTTTTTAGTAGGTAGTACACAAAACTATCTCTAGAATTTAAACCGTATTAAGTTAATAATACGTACTACGTCCTACATACGTAAAACGAAAATTTCTACTCAGTAGCCAATTCTTTTAAAATTGACTCTAAAACTTGGTCACGGTACTCTATTGCAGCTTCTAAAGCCTTGCTACTTGAACCGTAAGTAGAAAAACTAAATTGTTTAATTGGAAGATTCTTGTAACTATTCACTTTTTCAGGGAATACTGCTCGTCAAGCAATAAATTCATTAGCCTTTGCCCCTCTACCTTTTAAAGGTTGAATTAAATGATTACCTGAAATATAACCTTCCTCTACATTTTTAAAATAATCATTTGCCAGACTTACCCATTCATCAAGACTTTTTTCTCGATCATTAGGGTATTTATATAAAACATTTAACAGCGCAATTAAACCACTCTTAAAAGTTTGAACTCCAGCAGAATGATATTTTAAAAACTCAATTAAAAGATCTATATTTTTAGATTTTCAATAACCCAAACCTTTATACTCTTTAAATAAAAAGACTAAAGGAGTTACAGCTTTCAATCCTTCAATATAAAGACTTGCTGATTCGCCTTTTCTAGTAGTAACATAACATTTTACACCCAGATTTTCAAAAAACTTAGACATCATTGTATACATATGTCTATTGTATTCTGAAGGTTTTTGTGGGAACACTAAAAAAGGAATAAACAAGAAAGATCCTGAAGAAGTTAATCTAATTTTAACAAAAATTGATCCATCTCCTAATAAAAATCCTAACAAGTATGGAAAAGAAGGTATTTTCGGGTTATCCAAAAAATAAGTCTCCTTAAATTCCACACTATCATTATTTATTAAACCTAATTCTTCCAATTTTTCAGCGGAGCAGTTTTCTACTTCTACCGGATTCAGCTAGTGAATAAACTAGTTTAACCAAAGTAACTTTGCAGTTATCATCAGTTAAATTAGATTTTAATTCATAAATCTTAGACAATTTTTGAAAACCTATAAACTTTTCACCATAAATATTTGAAAAATATTTAGATACACCTGATAATATATCTTTTCAACTCTCAGTTTTTCAAACGATGTAGAGTTTTCCAGACATAGTCTCTGTTATACTTAGAGCTCCTATTTTTCCAATTTCATGATATAATCTAACAAAAAATGCTAAAGATTCAGAAGAATAAGTTTGTCCTAAAGCAACTACAGGAACAATACTAAAAGCATCTCCTTTAAATCTAGCTGAAACAGTACCTTCGGATTGAAAAACTCCATTCGCAAGTTGTCTAAAATCTTCTGAAGTATGACCCTCACTAGGAAGACTTTTATAATTTGCAATAGCTGCCTCTATTTCCATTTTGGCTTTATCCAAAGATAAGGAATCAGAGTAATTAACCCTAGAACTATAGGAAAAGGTTCTAGTAGTTATATAAGAAATATAACGTTTATTATTTGGTCCTTCCACTATACCAGCTTTTTTAAAGAAGTAGAGCTACCAGAGTGTTTGCTTTGTGTTGCTAAGTCTATTAATGTATTTTCTAATAGACTAACAATAGGTATAATAATTATAAATCAAGCAAAATAAAATGCTGTACTAATTTGACCTAATACTATGAATGGATCCTCTACATGACAAGCTCCTAATTTCATTAATATTAAGAAGTTAACAGTAAACATTCAGAAGAAGAATTTACTTATAGGTCTAAATTGGAATCCTTTAGTTTTTCCTAAATCTGAGAATGGAAGAATTAATAAAGCTAAAATAGCAGTTATCATAGATACAACACCTAAAATTTTATTAGGAATTGATCTTAGTATTGCATAGAATGGAAGAAGATCAAGCTAATTTTTTTTTACTTTTACTCTAAATTTTGTATGTATTTATACAAAAAAAATGACACCACACTTTATTATAACCCCAATTTATATAACATTTCTTTAATAAAATATGGTTCCACTAAATTTCTTAATGTGTCCATAGATTCTTTAAAAACATAAATACGAGGTTTGCTATCCCTGTTATAATGAATAGAACATTTTAAATTAAATTTATCTTGTAAAGTAAACATTAATTTATCTACGTCCGCAGTATTAAAAGCATATACATTAATATGTAAACCATCACCTTGTCTACTTGCATCATCCATCAATCAGAAAGCTAAACCACGAGCCGTTAACAATTCATATATATTAGCGGGTACTTTTTTAACCTTCTCGTTATAAAATAACTCATAATATTCATTAAAACAAGGAAGTTGCATAGTTGTAAAAGACATAGCAGTATAATTTTTTTTAGTTCTATTGTCTCTTACAATTTTATATTGAGACATATAATCTAGGGGCGGAGCCCCTAGGTTTAAAAAAACTAAATACATAATCAAAATATTCTTTATGTTTTTCTGCTGTTTGAGCATAAATCAATCTAGCGTTACCCGTTTGAGATCTTTTAGATATGTGGGCGTCACCGAGTAAAAGCCCTGTTAATATTTCTTTGACTTCATCAGGTAATGTAATTAAAGCTCTTTCAGAAGAAGATAAACGAGTTACTCCTTTTGTTGAACGAGCTGCAAACAAACCTTGATATACGCCAAATAATAAAATAGGAAAAAAATCCAGACTAATGTTAAATCATATTATCACTAATATGTTCGGACTATCTCTTCAATTTTTATAAAATTGTCTCGTATATAGTCTCTGAAGATTTTTATATAATTTCTTTTTATTACTATTGAAATTATATAAACTACCCTGCTGATTTTCTTAACTTAAAAAAGATTTCCCAGCAATTTACGAGATTTATAAAAGAAAGGCATCTTATTCCAATACCATTCTGGAACAATAGCGGCTGGAGTTTGCATTGGATTAGCCATTACATAGTTCTCTGGGTCTCCAAGGTAATTAGGCATAAAGAAAACAAATACGCTTAAAACAAAAATAAAGATGAAAATAGTTACTAAATCTTTAAATAAGTAATAAGGAGCAAATGTTATTCTATCATAATTACCTGAAACACCTAAAGGATTACTTGCGTAATAATTCGACTGTACATTAAGTATCAAATAAATGATACCCACCAGTGACCCAGCCTGTAGCGATCATATTTTAGAATATTTAGGATTAATATGACCGACGGTCTTGTATTAGATATAATACGTTGACCGTTTTCACCGGCATTGCCAAATTAGAAAATTAATTTCTAATTTAAATCTCCTGTCGGAGATTTAGAGATTAAATACTTAATCTCACGACTATTTTTATATACATATTATAATCCCAACTTGTAAAGCATACTAGGAACAAAATAAGGTAATACTAATTCTCTTAATAAAGGGATGGATTCTTTTTTAATATATAATTGATATCTATCGTTATTTTTATGCAATGAGCATTTTAAATTAAACTTACTTTCTAAAGTCAATTTCAGCAACTCAACTCCACGGGGTCGAAGGCTCCGAGGAGTGGCAATTCTTACACCAGAATTTTTTCAAATTCCCTTATCCATTATTCAAATAGCTAATGCTTGAGGAGTTAATAATTCTGCAATATTTTTTGGTATTACTTTAACTTTGTTATTAGTATAAAATAATTTATATAATCACATTCAACTTGAATATGCGTAAGTATCAAAACGATAGGATTCGAATGTTTTATCTCCATCTACTTGTTTAAATAAAACAGGTAAGTTATTAGAGCAATAACCTCTTTTATTAAAAAAATCGTATAAATAAAACAAATATTCCTTATGCTTTACAGTTTGTCTAAATCTAAATCTTACACCTCCATTTTTTAGTCTTTCAGCATAACCATCTCCTAACAATGAACCAACTAGTACAGAAAGAACATCCTGATTATGTGGACCAATACGAGAAGTTGGTTTAAAATTAGGTAATGAAAAAGCCAATTTAGCTGATTTAAGAGATGCAGATTTCGTATATAAAAATCTGGGGCCAAGATTTCGTCTTACCTATTCCTTTTATTATCATTCCACTTTCTTTATAAATAATACTTTATTCTCTACTATTACAGGTTGATTTTTAATCATTCTTGTAGTAACTGTCCGCGGAGCTAAGCCTAAAAATTTAGCACAAGGCCGGAGGCCTTAGAATCAAATGTTTTAAAGACTAAACCGTTTTTTTCTAAGAGTTCTACTTTAATATTACCACTTCCTGTGTAATATTTATTTAAAGACTTGATGAATATTCTTCCGTCTTCTTTAATCTCCAGGTTAGAAGGTCCACTTAATAATCTTTCAATATCTTTTTGTGCGGAGCGGGGCGTCAATTTGGCTTTGGCTCATCTGAGATTTGCAACTTCTATTAACATTCATTTGACTTATAATAAGATTTATAACTCTTACTCCTTCTTCAACATAGTGAAGGCCTAGTTTTTTAAGTTCTAAGATAGTTTTTCAATCTTTATAGTCTTTTTCTTTTTTACTATGTCAAGTTAAAGAATCAAAAAAAGGTATTAGCACATTAGTTATATAATCAATACGATTGATATATAAACAATTTATCTCTCCTGGATTACTACTAATTCTTTTATCAGATGATAAAACTATCGTAGAGTCGTAGTTACGTCACTTACGACTTTTACCTAAACTGATAAAGAAATCTTGTATAGCTTTCAATAAAGCTGAATTATTCTTCTGAGTTAATGAAAAAGTTAAAGGAAAATTCTTATTTCTTTGAACGGAAAAGCAACCTTCCCCTTCTACAAATCCTAATACACAATAAGGAGTTATACGCAATTTATGAGACTCTGGCATGGAAAAATCAGTTCTCTGAGTATTCATTCCATTTTTTATTTGAGATATTGATTCTATTATTGAAAACGATTTTGATTCAGAAGACTTATATAGTTCAAAAGCTTTCTTGAAGTCTAAGTAATTAAGATATTTGGTAGAATTTAATGTAAATTTATCAAAGATCTCAAATAGAATGAGAAAATCGGATGTTTTTCTTACACGAAAACTTGCTAATTTACCATAAACATCTATTTTACCTATTCCTAGAGTTTTTTGAATAAAAGATAAGACTTCTAAATCATCCACATGTAAAGAAATTTTAAACTCAAACTCAAAACCAGATTCTTTAACTTTTTTTATGTAGAAAGAAGATTCCGCGTCAGCTAATCCCACAAATCATTCGTAAAAATCCTTTAAACTATTACCCTCTAGTGTAGATTGTTCTATGGAAGGTATACAAGGTTTATTTATAACTGAAGAAGTACAACTATAACTACGAACATATACATTCGAATTAAGGAATTTTCTTCTATTACTATTACCTCTTCTACTAATTCTTAAAGCGTTGTATGCAGCACGAGACCGCACACTAGATATATTCGCTCCAGATTCCATAATAGTCAAAAAGTCAAAGATGTTTAACCAGATAATAAGAATTATAGTAAAATCTATAAAGAAAGAATAAAAAACAAAAGATAACATAAGGTAAAAAACAATAATACCTTTTCTAAACCCACTAGTATCATGAAGTGCTATTAAATGCATTAAAACTAAAGCTGCTAATATGAAAGGTAAAAGGTAATGTAATGCAAAAAATCTGTTTAAAGTTGCATTATTTACAGAGCATTTATGTTGGTAGTCACCATAATTAATCTTTGTGATTAATTACTCTCACTACACTCAATATATTTCTATATTGATCGGACTATTTCATGATCTAATTTATACATATTAATAATTTGAAGGAATATTTATTTTTTTAGAGTATCTATCTAATTCACGTAATTGTTTTATTCATAGTAAATACTGTAATTTTTTATTACCTAGTAATTTAACTGGGGCATTATTTATAAATTTAATAACATTTTCTATTGATCTTACGCTTGATACTTTTAGTTTAGAAGTGTTATTCTTATCTACATAAATATTTGTTTTAAAAGACAAATATTCTCTAATAGCAGATATTATAACATCTCCATCTGTTTGACTAATATCAAAACTTGCTATAGGATAATCACCATTTTGTTTATAAATACTAAAACAACCCTCAGCTTCTATAAATCCAACTAATCACGCTGGGAAATAAAATGTATTTATTATTGATCTAATATCATTTAAATTTTCATTAGGTCTTGAATATTCAGGTAAATCTGCATAATATATAATATCTGAAAGTAAAGCATTTTTAAATCTTAAATAATCATACTGTTTATTCGAAAACATAGGATATTTATCAAAAATAGGTAAGATAATCTCTTTTAAATGCTTTTTATTTCTTATTCTTAAAGAGACCATTTCTATTGAACCTCTTTTTCTAAAACTTACCTTACCTACACCTAATAAAGCTTTAATTTTATAAATCAACTGTACATCTCTAATTGAAAGCTCAATACCAAACTCATATGTTAAGTATTTACCTTTTTTTGTGATAGCAAAATAACCATCTCCTTCAAATAAACCTACTAAATATGCATAACTCAATCAACAAGGATTCTTTGCGGAGTTTTGACAAGCCGGATTTTTTAAAGAATTATAAAACGCAATACGCAATTTATTATAATTTTTCCTGCGTGCGGAGCCGCGATTTCTTCCAAAATTCATATTCTTCTTAATCTCTATAATTTTAGCTAATCCTTCTTTTGTTTTATGAAGGTCATTATTAACAATTGCTTGGATTTGTACAAAATCTTCAAATTCTAAATTTTTAGTTCCTTTTAATTCCCCTTTAATCATATCTATTAAAATATTTATTTCTGATTTTTTAGTAATTGTTAAATTAACAATAGAATTACTCTCGTAAATTTTACCTAGACCTAAAAATTTTTGTATTTTAAACATTAAATCCAAATCTCTACTATGTTGAGTTAAAGAAAAACTAAGAGTAACTTGATAACCAATTAAATGAGTAAGATTTTTTCTGACCAGACAAATAAAACAACCTTCAGCCTCTATAAACCCTATTAATCAATTTTTATTGATCCCCCCTTCTACGGGGATATCCCCGTTGAAGGGGGTGGCGGGGCCAGGAGAAATACTGATAGCAGGTCTTTTAACTGGTATAATATCAAACGACTCTAGAGAAAACCCTAGAGTTGTTTCATTTAAACCTTTATTCATAGAAGCTTTATAGGCTAAGATTTCTCTTAAACCATCCAAATTTAAATGTTTTCCTTGGTTCATTAAATTTATAATTTCTTTAAATAACAAATAATCTGCTTGTTTTTGAGTTAAAAGAGGGTAATTATCAAAATGGGGTATAATCTTATTAGTAATGTCTTTAATCCCCCCTCGATTTTTATATAGAAATAGTAGGGGGTGGGGACCAGATTGTACTGAATATATAACAGTCGAAGGACTAGTCTTATTGTTTTTAATTTGAAGTGTACCAACTTGAAAATAATTTTTAATTTGCTCTAATAAGGGATAATCTTTACTATGTAATTGAATCCCCCGCGGATTCGGATTCGGATTCGGATTCGGATTCGGATTCGGATTCGGATTCGGATTCGGCCGCGGGGTTAATAGGGCCCAGGGAGAAAAAACTGGAAAAACTGCGTAACCTGTTTTATAATTCTTATTTTTTAATATAGAAATATGAAAAGATGCATCTCCGTCACAGAATCCAGTTATATAGTTCGGGTCTAGATCTCCTGCATGTAGTCTCTGAGAGGCTTCTGAAGTAGAAATACTTCTAACCCCTGCTGGTTGTCCCCGTGTCATTATAATTTTCACGTTTATAATTAATAAAATTAATAATAAAACGTATATAATTCCAAATATTGGGGATATTCCAGCATTAAGCAGGATTTTTAACAATACGTCACCGCATTGTGGTTCATCTGTGTTCAAACCTCCTCAAACAACAAATTTCTTTCATATAGTGTTTAGCTATATTATTAACTCTCGTTAATATTTAGACTATGTCTTAACCTGTTTAAGGTTTGGGGGTGTCGTGTTAGGCTTATTGTTGACACTACTCACCTATTAGTCGTTGAACGTTCTTAATTCATTTATGTGTCGCGTCGAATTAAGCTCCGCTACAAGTAGTTTAATAATCGGAGGAGTTTAATTAAACGTCCTTGTAATTTCCCCCATTTGCCTCTAAAGCATAGCATTATTGCTGCTTTAAGGAGCCTATATAGATAATAATCTATTATTTTTATTTATTTGGCCCCACGGATTTTTAAGGCACAGCCTGAGTCCTGGTATTAACCCACGGCCTCGGCACAGCCTGAGTCCTGGCCCGAAGGTAATTTAAATTTTTATAACGTGTACTATTTTTTAAATTATTTAATCATTTTTCATACTGGATATATTTTAAACCTACTAAAGGATGTAGTCCTGAAAAAGAAAAAAAGTTTATAACTTTTTGTATATCAGATCTAGAACTAACACTAAATTGACAATAATTATTAGTTGTATCTATTTTTCTATTAGTATTAAATACTAATTTAAAAGCTTCAAATAAATTAATATGAAGTCTTTGTTTTAGTTGAAAACAACCATCATTATTATTTTTAATGAAAAAAGAACCTTCAGAGCATGTGAATCCTATTATTCAATTATTAAAAAAAGGTAATAATGTATAATCTAAAGGGCTTTTTGGTAATTCAAATTTATTAGGTATATCTTTAGGAATATCCTCATGTCTTTTTATATTATTTTCTAAAATATACATAGCTAAATTAAATTGACTAGCTCTAGTTTCAGTTAAGAAAAAAATATTATGATATAAAAGTAATGGAAAAAATACTTCTTGTAAATCCGTTCTATTTATTATTAATTTACAAGATGGACTTTTCAAATCTTTATATATAGTTATTTTACCTATTTTTAAAACCGAATGTATATATTCTAAAGTACTTAAATCATTTATATGTAATGATATAACTAATTTTATTGTTATATAACCTTTAGGTGTTTTACCTATAAAAATATAACCATCCCCATCTATCAATCCTACTAAAAATGATAAGAATGATTCAGGTATAGATAAGTATTCTTTTTTATCATTTTTAATATTTTTATTAGATTTTTTTAATGCATTAGGGTGAACATCTCCTATAGTAGGTAATATATCTTTTATGTTTATACTTGAATTTTTTATAAGTATAAAAAACATCATTATAAAAATAATAGATATTATATATTTTATTGACTCAACTACGTCTGTCCCTATTCATGGGATAGCACTAATTAAATTAGTAATACAATTAACAACCCGTTTTTTCAAACGAAATCTTTCAGATGTATACTGGGTTGGAAGCAGAAAATAAAAAAGCGAAAAATCTTGCTTATTTAATAATAAGTATATCGGAGTGAGAGTAAATAAAGTAATTCTAAATACAAACTCAAAACCCGATACTTCCTCTTTTTCGTTTTTTCTTGTTCTTCGAATTAATAAATTCGAAGACTCTGCTTCACAAAGGCCTACGAATCATTCTATAAAATTTGTATTTAAAGAAGATCCAGGTAATTCTTTATCGACACCTGTTAATAAAACATTATTCTCATTAGTTTCGCTATTGTCTACTACCTTAGATTTAAAAAACCCCGCGTGGCGAAGCCACGCGGGGGTCCCGGTAAATACAAAGCAATAATATAAATCTAAATAAATTTGAGAGTAATATAATAAAAAAGGTGATATTAAAAAAGTAATACATTAAACCTTTATTTTTAACAACCCAGTATGACCAATTAATTAACCTAAATAAGGTTTATATTTCTCTTCTAAGTACGAAGTCATCATACTGAAAAATTTACTGTCATTAAAAAATGGGAAGGAGGCGCGACTCTCCTTACATTAAATCTCTTTAATGGTTCGGACTATCTCTTCATTTTCTTAATCTAGTTCTATAGTGATAATAACTAGAATTTTAACTATATAAATAAGTTAAATGTACCACGTATAGTCTCTGAAGGTTTTAACAATATATATATATATATATATATATATTAACTTCCCTGCTGATTGTCATCTGAACAGACGAGTTCCCAGCAATTAGTGGTATTTTTCAACAGCTATTACTTCGCGGTTAACTGTTGCCAAATCTTAAATTTACTTATTATGGATTATACTTTTACAGTATGTTCCCTAAGTGTTTATAACAAGTAAACCATGTGCATTATACTAATCTTAATAAGATTATTGTAATTTAATACAGTATAATGCCTTGTGTTTCAACCTCTGCCTCTGAGTAATCAATTTCACTATCCCAAATTCGACAATGTACGTAGGTTGAAAGAAGACTTCGACTAAACATTAAGCAGCATTTCAGCTACCCACCAGTGGACTAGTCTGTAGCGATAGTTTACTCTACCGACGATCTAAATGCTAAACAAACATTATTGATCGTTTTAACTAGTGTTGCTGTATGGCTATTATAAAACTTTTCAGTAAAGATTGCTTTTATATATATACCATACAACTATGCTTAGTTTTTATTTAATTTATTTTATATTTCATTCCAGGTATTATATACGGAGATACTATTTTTCTAAGGTCATCCATTGACTCTTTTCAAATGTAAATTATATATTGATCTTTGCTACCTGCTGATTGAATAGAAGCTTTAAGATTAAAATTATCATTTAAAGCATTTACAAGGATTAAACATTCATTATAAGTAAAAGAATGAGTACAAAATTTTAAACCTTTACCTACTTTTGCTCCATCATCCATAATTCAAATAGCTAGGGCTAAAGGTGTTAGATATTGACCTATACATTCTGGAACACATTTTCTTTTATCTTTATAAAATAAATCATGTATTCAATTAAAACTTATATAAGTTCAAGTTGAAAATCTAACTATTTTTCTTACTTTACCCTTTGCACCTAATCTATTTGTTATACTAGGTATCTTAGGATTACAATAACCTGATTCTGATAACATTTTATGTACATGTAAAAGATATTCAACATGAGAATCTTCTTGAAAAAAACAAATTCTAGTTCCTATTCCCATTGATCTTTTTTCAGCATGAGCATCTCCAAGAAGAGACCCAAATATAATAGATATAACATCTATATTATGTGGACCAATTCTATAAATACCTTTAAGTCTACTTACTTTTGGTTTAATTCCCTGTAATGAAATTACTCCGGTCTCCGAAGTAGTAATCGGAGTTATTAATACGAGGAATAAAGAAATTAAATAAAAACTAAACATTTGAGGCTCAACATTTAAACCTCATAAAGACATCTGTCCGTAGGGCAACACATACAAACTTACTTATTGAAGTATGAAGTATTTAATCTTGTTATCAAATATCAGGCTAAACAGAAGACTCAAATTTATATCTTCCTTTATAAAGCTTGTCTGTATCTATTTTTTTAGATATAACAGAAGAAATATTAATATTACCCAGAGCTAAAGCTGCTTGAGTATAAGAAGAGAATGGAGAACCTTCTAATAATTTACCATTATCATAAACATTTACACCGAATCCTGAATGACCTTTTTTTGATACTTTAACAATATCAGATAAAGCTTTATAAGATAATCCTGAGGATAAATCAAATACGGGAGGATTGTTTAACATTTCATTGATTTTGTTTAAATTTGGAGCTTCCGCTATCAGAGCGTTAGTTGTATATCGTTTATTAATATACTTATTTATTTCAATGAAACATTTTTTACCTTCAGGATTTGTTGTATGTCCTAAAGCTTTAAGCTTTACTGCTAATTCTCATAAATGGAAATCTACACTTTTTCTAGATATAAATCTTAATGATTTAAAAAAAGGTAAAATATAATTATAAAGTTGAAGAATATTAGCAACACTTAAAATACATGCATTAGAACTATCTTGAGTAACTCCAGGAGTAGGTCTAGTGTTCAATTTATCAATTTTAGCCCCTATTTCTGGGCAATATGGTAATTTATTTAAAAATTCAGCAATTTCATATAAAAAGTGTATATTTTTAGAGTGCTGTTTAATCGAAAAAGTAGGAACCATATTAGATATACAGAATGTACCATCCCCTTCTACAAATCCTAATAATCTAGAAGGAGTTAAAGGTCTCTTAGGAAGATCATTAATATTAAATTGTAATCTTTGACTATTCATACCCGATTTTATTTTTAATATTTTGTTTAACTCCTCTTTATTTAACTTTCTTTTTTCCATGTAAGATGTTTTTCTTATTTCAGCTGCTGCCTTAAAATCTTGGAAATCTAAAAATTTAGAAGTTGTAAAATAATATTTTGAAAATATAGGAATAAGTATTTCTAGTATATCTTGAAACTTGGCTATTATATAATAAGATTCGTGATGGTTTTTGGAATCTACAATAACACCTACCTCTCGATTTACCAATCCACTTAATAAATCTTTTATATATACTAAAGTTTGTCTATCATCTCAATGTAATTTTATTTTGAATGATAAAGCCCCTGTAGTAGATATATAAAACATTGATTCTGCCTCTGAAAATCCACTTAATCACTCTAGTTCAGATTCTCTTTCCTTTAATCAAGTTTCTTCTGACTGACTAATTGCAGTGTTTCGTTTTTGTAACTCTTTATTACTATCAATATTATTAGATACAGACGACATAAGCCTAATGCCTTCATGATAACAGTCAGGTAATACGCACAAACTTACTTATTTGTTAGAATAAGCCAGAATATCTTTGAATTCGAATATTCTATTAGTTAAAATGTTACAGTATACCTCAGCGAGACATTTAAGCCCCAAGATGGATGATGGGACCATCCTAGGCTGGCTGCTTCGCAGGAGGCCTGCTTGCTTGCTTCTAATGAAATTAAGCAGCAGTAGCCTTGCTTACAAAAAATAACACTTTAACTAAAAGTTCCGACTGTGCATTAAGCAGCATTTCAGCTACCCACCAGTGACCCAGTCTGTCGCGATCCTTTATATGACCGACGATCTTAAATTAATTCTTTGATCGTTTTCACTAGTATCGCCGAATAATATTTAATATAATAAATACTATTCTATGACCCTGTCGGGTCATATCACTTTAATCTTTTTTTTTCTATAAAGATTGCAAAAAGATTATTACTCGTGAGACTATAATTTAATATAAAAGTTTTTTTAGTAATAGCAATAGTAGTACACAACCGAAATTAAGTTACTTAGGCAAATCTTTTACTATTCATTGTCTTTTTACTAATTTTTTTTTCGTTTTTAAAGCTCTCATAATTGTTTTTACACCACAATTAATAGCTTTAGCTGCAGCTACGATTGTGGGATATTTACCATAAACAGTACCATTTAAATTATATAAAATAACAGGTCTCGTGTTAGTAATACATTTTAATTTAGTTTCTTCAGACATAGGTCCTCTTTTAAGAGCTTTTTCTCTTAATTTTTCTATTGTTTCAGGAGAAAGTTTTTTACCTCTATTTAAGTTACCTATTCTTTCTCGTCTTTCATCACTATAAAGATTTTTCATTTTAATACGATCAATTTCTGTATGTTTATAACCAAAGCTAGATCCTGCTTCAGTTAATATATTATAATTAGGTAATAAAGTTTTTAAATATTTGTCTTCTAAATCCAATAATTCTTTGTTATTCTCTTTAGTTACAATATTAGGATATAATTCTAATATTAGAAAAGAAAAATTCTCTAATCCATATTTTTTTACAGCAGCTTTAACTACTTTACTACCTCTAAAATAAATAAGATGGTTACTATATCTAGCGTAAAATCTACCAGTCGACGCTGAACCTATATAATAATCCCCTGTTACCTTATTAATTATCATATATATACCACTTAAACCTGAAGTAGTTTTTCTAATATCTTGTCTAGTACTTTCTAATGTTAGATTTTCGAAAATATAAACAGGATTTAATTTTAATTCATTTATTAGGTTAAGTAATTTTTCAGACAATGAAGGTAAATCCGATTTTGTACTATAATATCTAGCTGTACTTAAACTAGAAACTCGGTGGTTGTTTTTATTTTTATATACTTTTATATTAAATCATATCGGGCTATTATGATAACCCAGGAAAGCTGTACCCATCATAAGTATAAGTATTACTGTACCTATAGCTCAAACTAATGTTCTTGGTGCTCTATATGACCCATAGTATATACCTCTTCCTATGTGTAAATACCAAATCTACCCTTTCGCCATTTGTAGTACCCTACAAAACAGGCTGAGTTAGGGTCCTTCTCCCTAAGCGGCATCTGATTACACATTTCTGCAGATAACCGCCCATTTAAAGACAATAAAGGTATAACCTTAGAACCATAAAAGAAAGTTCTTATAGTATTTGCTCCTATTTCTTTGCTCATTGGCTTAACCCTTTATTATCCTGTACTCTTTCGAGTAGGGTCTGACTATATCTTAAGCTTTGGGTCGGGGGACCGACCCTAGCCAACCACCGTTTAGTCGATGAACTGCACACCTTACTTCGGCCGGAGGGTGAAGTATTAGGCGCTTGGCTGCAGATTACCCATTTAACTTTCGTACATCAATTTCGATTTTACCTTACCTCGAGTCATTACCTGAGCCACAAACTGTGTTACCACGTTTGCTTGGTTGAAATTGCTTTAGGGTGTTCCCGCAATTTGATGGTTTATAGCAGAAGGTTCACTTCTACAAATTAGCCTAAAGAGTTTTCTCAATCCTCTTATTATATATCCATCGCCATATCCCCGCGGGTTACATGGCAATGGAAAATTTAGGCTTATTTAAGATTAGATTTACTTTCTTATTTATATTGTTGTATACTCGCGATATGACATTAAGGCAAATCTACTACACGTTTAAACACCAATTTTTGGCCATTATACTCAACAAAAGAACCATTTTCTAATCTTCTGTTTATAGTTCTAGTATGAACATTGAAGAATAAAGCACAATCTTTTATCGAGTTAAACTTAAACACTATTTCACCCTTGATATCTAAAACATTAACACCTACATTACCCCTACCCTTAAGATAAGTACCTAAGGATTTTATTAGTATTTTTCCATTCGCTTGTACTTCAAAATTCGAAGGACAAGATAAAAGTTTTAAGGCTCTTTCTTTCACCTCCGCTCGTGAAGCATCATCTATCGAGGTTAAGCTAGTAGATAATCTATAGTTATTCATGCCCTTGGCAATTAAATGAATCAGATTTTTACCTTCTTCCGTAAAATGTCATCCATGATTTATAAGAGATAAAATTAATTTTCAGTCAGTATAATCCTTAAATTTTTTACTTAGTCAAGTTAAACCGTCAAAAAAAGGTACAATTACATTAGTAATAAAATGTCTCTGACTTATAACTAACTGGGCCATATTTTTATGGTTCCTACTTTTGGCGGGGCTATATGTACCTAAGCTAACCAAGTTAGTATTATTTCTTTCAACGTAATGTTTAGCGGGTAAGGCTAAAAAAAATTTTTGAATAGCTTCTAGTACATCTACTTCCTGTGAAGTTTGTCCTATACCAAATCTTAAGCTGTAATCTGCTTTATTTGTAGAAAAATAACCCTCACCTTCTACAAAACCCAGCAACCAGTATGGAGTAATGCGTATTACGTGATCTATGGGTTGTTTAAATTCCACTCGATTTTTATTCATTTTTTCAGTAAAACTGAATTTAATTTCTTGTAATAGTTCTGGGGTGATATTAGTAGATTTACGATTAAAATAAAGATCATATGCTTGTCTAAACATCATATAATTTAAGTTTTTACTAGTATTAAGGGGTGTTTTGTCCAATATCCTAAAAATTACAAGTAAATCCTGTTTACTTGAAATAGTATAATTTACAGAGCGCTCTCTTAAACAGAAAGTACCTACACCTAATCTTTCTGCAATATATTTTATCAAAGGTGTTTCGTCAATGTGGAGACAAATAGTGAAAATTAACTTAATACGGTTATCCAGGTTTTGTATAAAAAAATTACCTTCAGCATCAACAAAACCTCTGAATCACTCAGCAAAGTCTTGATCCGAAGGGGAATCTAAGCTTTTAGGATTGGGAGTATCGGCTGATGTTTCACTTGTTGTACTTAGAAATCTTTTACTTTGGGACTTTAGCCCTATACTGTATATGCTTAATGTAGACGATAATGCTCTGCTATGCTTACCAATGGTAAATCGCGAGAACAGGGCTCTATTACCTGTAAATGTTGAAAAGTGTATACAACGTTTGTTTAAATTAAAGAAAGAGTTACACAACCCGAAGTAAATAAAACCTACATATAAAACAATGACTAAAAAGAAGAAAGCAGAAGCTGTATTACTATGTAAATAACGGATCAATCAACCATTAGATACGTCACGCATAATATGCTCTATAGAATTAAAAGCTTCTAATACACTAGGATTGTAATGCCAAATTTAGGCTTTATTTCTATCTATTTAACTCAGACAGTTTTTTATTAATTCCGCCACTTTCATGTCTCTTTCTTCAGAGCCAACCCAAAAAATATTTGAATTTTATTTAACAACTCTATATCCTTTTTATGTATGCAATAATAAATATGTTGTTTCAAGATATGAAAGTTACGATATTTTAAAACAAAAACTAAATGAAAATAAATAGGATAGAAATTGCCTAAAACCTTTACTCTTTCGAGAAGCTGGACTATATCATCATATAATAAATTTTGATTATTATACGTCTTACGTTTAGTCTCTGAAGGTTCAATTTAAATATAAATTTAAATTGCTTCCCTGCTGATTGTCCTAGGATTAGAACCCTAGGGTGTTCCAGCAATTTGTAAGATTTTATAGCTACACATTAAAAATCCCTAGTTAAAGTAACACCTTTGCTACCTCTGGTACTTGACTGGAATCTAGCATGTACCTAACCAGAGTAGATATGCTATAATTTCATATATTGGGTCTTATCTTGTACTTAATTACAATAAAAGATCCTGGCCCACGGGGGCCTGGATCAGTAACATACCGATCCTAAAGAAAAAATAGCACAAGAGTGGTTTAGCTAGCAATGTGTAGCCTTAGCAACACATTAATTAAATAACTTGCTGCACCAGAAATCTTCTCTGTTTTAGATAATTTCCTATTATCGAAGAGGGGCCTAAATTGTTTATCGTTTCCGTCATTTTCTTGGTTTTATTACTCATCAAAAACAACTTTTTTATACATAAAAAAGTGGTTACCTTTTTTTGTCATTACTGGAGTATTCTTAGTAATTCATCTACCTACTGATACTTTACTTACTTCAAAATACTTAGCACATTCTGCATTAGATTTAAATCTAAGAGTTTCAGAACTTTCTGTATTAGTAGCTAAAACATATGAACCTGATATGTGTTTTATGGAATAATTAGATACATCGTTTTGTTTTATTCCTAATATTCCTGTTGAATTGGATTCAATATAGTTGCTTTCACTTTGTAACAGATCCATAATTTCTTTATTTATTTCATAAGGTAAAGTACGTTTCAATCTCATTCTTGAATTTATTAAAGCTATAGCATCTTTTCCTTTAGATAGGTAGTGTTTTCCTTCAGAAATTAGTATAAACACTATAACTCAATCTATAAAATCTCAATACTTCACAGATAATCAATTTAGACTTATTAACAAATTTATAAAAGTATAAGCTGTACTATTTCCTTTTCCTACATATAAAACAGAATAAGGCTTTTGATTTAGTTTATCGGGTTTATAGTCAGTTATAGTTATAATCATACTATCTTCTAATTTTAGAAGATAATTTTGAATATTTTCTAAAACATAACGATTAACCGCAGTTTGAGATAATGTAAAACATACTGTTTTCTGATTTAAACGAAAACAACCCTCACCTTCAATAAACCCCAATAATCAGTCATTAGTTATAATTACTTCATGGTAATCAGGTAACTTGAAGTCAACTCTAGATTTATTCATAGTATTTTTTATACCGATTCCGGGGCCCAGAGGGCACTGGAATCAGGCCCCCTCCGGGGGCCCGATTCAGGCCCCCCAGGGGGCCAGGGATCTTTATAAAGAGGAATGTTTTTACCTTTCTCTTTTAATTCTTCCAAGTAATTATAATAAATCTTACGAGCTTCGTATCAAGCTAAAAAATCTAAAACTTTTGTCGTATTTAATCTACTAAAATAATCATACATATACTCTAGTAATTTATCAGTATCTTCTTTTCCACTAACAGTAAAAGTTGCCGAACCATTATTTACTACTATATTACCGATATTACCCAATAATTTTTGGATAGTATATAACACATCTACATCTTTTTCAGCTAAATGTATAACATAAGCAAAAACAATTCTTCTATGAGTAATTACTTCTTTTGTTGAGTTATTTAAAACTTTTCTGACGGATTTTCTTATTGAAAAATGCCCCTCCCCGTCTGTAAAGCCTCTTAATCATTCACGAAAGTCATAACTTTCTGGAGTTTTATTATGTTTTTCTAAACATATAGATAAAATTTTATTTTTTAATCTTGTATAAGAATAATTAAGCATAAACTTTACATTATATTGCACAGGATAGAACATTGGAATGCTAGAAGTAACATAGTCCATTGCTAATGTGATTCCAGTGGCTATCTGTATAATTAAACAAACTAATAATAAAGAACCAAAGTTTCATAAATAACTTATGTTACTTGGTTGTGATGCATCAATAAGATACGAATTAACTAATTTTAATAAAGGATGACTTTTTAATATTCTCATGTGTTTTTTAATAAAATAAGATGAAAATGGATAAAGATCATTAAACCAAACTACAAACCTCCTACAGCACACCAAACAATACATAACTTTATAATATATTATTATATTTAAAATAATTCTATTTTAATATTAATGTGCTAAACATTAAGCAGCATATAGTTACATTATAATGTATTGTACATACATATTGTACAACATATGATTTACTTAATTGTTTAAATACCCGCCTCTTACCCGTATATTATTTCAAACAAATAATGTTTGATTAATATACACTTTCAATTAACTTATTTAACTACTACCATTACTATATATCACGTTAACTTAAGTTAACGTAATGTATAATAAGCGCAGGAGCCACCGGTTACAAATATAACCTATAATTAGTATCTACCACCACCACCACCACCACCACCACAGAAGGCACCCTGCAGGTATTTATTAAATAATAATTGCCATTTTTTTTTTAATATTATAGTATTCATATTTTTAAATTCTCCATTTTAATATACACCATATCATACCAGCTACCACTTATATAGAGTATAAGATATTACCTAAAGCTATATTATTATATTAAAATAATAATCTAAAAGACTATTTAATTTTAATATATTTATTCAACCTACTCCAATATAGGCGGAGCAGATATCAAGCATACTAAATTATTCTAGAGTTATTAGAGTTTAATCAATATCATCTTATTATACATATAAATTATAGAGTTATCTATTAGTTTTTATTATTATAATTTATACTACTAGATAAAGTCTATGCGTTATTTTTACCATTATCACCTATTAATAAAAGTGAAATTATTAAAATAAGCGGTATATTAAATTGATTATAACTGAAAACTAAATACATAACTAAACCAATTAGTTGGGTCAGGCGTATTCCTGCCCACCGAACCGTACGTGATAGTCTCCCATCATACGGCTCTCCATCACTGCCACTGGCAATCTGCACCGCTGACATGGCGTCAGGTGTATCTTTATTACCGCTGCCACGTTTCGTCCCGAAGGACCGGCTGTAAGTATAACGTTCCACCTGCTTGACAGTGACTGCCACCCTTCCTGGATCAGTACTATGATGGCTCCGTCACCTCCCTTTTGGGACCCAGGAGCATATCCTGGTTCTTAGGCCTTCTCGGCCCTTAGGTGATCCCACAGTTCCTTGACGAGGGTTGTCATGGTTGGACCCCTGCACTTGGTGTTACTCTTAGTTAACACTTCTACTCTGCGTAGCTCCTATCACCTACATGCTCG